CCCACCCCCTATCTTTTTATTTCCCATCTGCCAGACCCCACCCCCCGCGCACACAGAAACACCCCCCGTCAAGGGACCCAAAGGACGAGTTTGGGTACCCCAATATATTTCTGCACCCAGAATACTTGCACCTACTAGAGCAATGGCTTACACTGCCGCCAACTCGGTATTTTTACCTGCGAAAACATATGCCTACTGTGAAAGTGGAGCCAACTAAGGACCATAAGGTCCCTTATGATCTGGCCGACGAGAAGCCTAGCACTCTGTTGGAAGAGATGGCTGTTGCCGGAAATACGGCAGAACTTCAAGAATCATTGGGTGCGTCCCTCGATATAACTGAGGGTGACGTAGAGCGGGAGAAAGAACTCCTGCGGGCGGTGGCAGAAGCCAAGAAGCCCTCCAACCTGTCTCATCAGCCTACAGCGTTTGCTGCGGCTGCCTTTTTACGCTCCTACGGCCAACAACTGGCTATGGACGCAGTTCAAGCTCGCGCTGCTATTACAAACAAGCTCATGGAGATTGCCGACTGCGGCGACCCAAGGTACGAGCTGAAAGCACTTGAGCTACTCGGCAAGCATAGCGACATTGGTATTTTCACTGAGCGCAGTGAGATAACAGTAAACTACAGCAGCCCTGAAGACCTAGAGAAGGCGATTAAGGAGAGAGTGAAAAACTTGCTCAACGCCACAGTGGTCGAAACAGTCTCTCTAGACGACCAACTAGGGGTGCTGGAGGGGGATACACAGTCGAGGCTAGACGACGCGCTAGGGGTGCTAGGAGAAGACGTAGAGGACTCAGACGTAGAGGCAGAGGTGGAGGCAGAAGATGACGAACTCAGCGTCTCCGTTTGATGGCCTATCGATAAAAGACATACCGTCTGTCTTACCACTGCTGTCGCAACCAGAACAAGAGAAACTCCTTGCCGAACTTGAGCATTTAGCGAAGCTCAAAAAGCAGAAAAAGGCACAGACTAAGTTCTTAGACTTTACGAATCAGGTCTGGCCTACGTTTATTAGCGGGCGGCACCATGCAAAGATGGCTGAAGCGTTTGAACGAGTGGCTCGGGGCGAGTGTAAGCGCCTTATTATCAATATGCCTCCTCGTCACACTAAGTCTGAGTTTGCTAGTTATCTTCTGCCTGCTTGGTTTTTGGGTCAATTTCCGCACAAAAAGATCATCCAAACCTCCCATACGGCTGAATTAGCGGTAGGTTTTGGTCGAAAAGTACGTAATTTGGTCGATCAGGACATATATCACGACATATTCCCTGATTTGCACCTGTCAGCGGACAGTAAGGCAGCGGGAAGATGGAATACGAGTAAGGGTGGCGACTATTTCGCTATCGGTGTGGGCGGTGCGGTAACCGGTAAGGGCGCGGACCTGCTGATTATTGACGACCCGCACTCGGAACAAGAGGCGGCGCTAGCTGAAACTAGCCCAGAGATATACGACAAGACCTACGAGTGGTACACATCAGGGCCTCGTCAGCGTCTACAGCCGGGTGGAGCTATCGTCGTTGTTATGACGCGGTGGTCGCTACGAGATTTGACAGCTAGGGTGCTGAAGTCATCGGCCCAGCGAGGTGGGGACGAGTGGGAAGTGATTGAATTCCCTGCCCTTATGCCGTCAGGCAACCCGCTATGGCCTGAGTTCTGGTCGATGCAAGAGCTAGGCGCGCTAAAGGAAGAACTGCCCAACGGCAAGTGGATGGCGCAGTACCAGCAGCAGCCGACCTCAGAAACCTCGGCTATTGTGAAGCGAGATTGGTGGCAAACGTGGGAGAAAGAGGACCCGCCACCGGTAGATTTTATATTGCAGTCGTGGGATACGGCGTTCGAGAAGACTACCCGGTCGGACTACTCGGCCTGTACAACGTGGGGGGTGTTCTACCAGCCTGACGCGGAAGGGGTGAACAGGGCTAATATTATATTGCTCAACGCGTACAGGGAACGTATGGAGTTTCCGACGCTTAAGAAAACGGCAGTGGACCAGTACTACGGCTGGGAGCCTGACGCGCTGATTGTGGAGAAGAAAGCATCGGGGTCTCCGCTGATATATGAGCTGAGAGCGATGGGTATACCGGTGCAGGAGTATACTCCGACGCGGGGTAACGACAAGATAAGTAGGCTTAACGCAGTATCAGACCTTTTTGCATCAGGGATGGTCTGGGCGCCTAACACGCAGTGGGCGGAAGAGGTGATCGACGAGGTTGCTAGCTTCCCCGCAGGCGAGCATGATGACTATGTGGACTCCGTGTCTCTAGCGATGATGCGGTTCAGAAAAGGTGGATTCATACGGTTGCCCTCAGATGAAGAAGAGGATGATCCGATGTATCGCCGGCGGGGTGGGTACTACTAGTGGACAAGATAGACCCTAAGTCCGAGAGCTGGATAAGAAAGAATTTCCGTTTGTTTTCGCCTGAAGTTAAACAGATGGCTGGCAGAAGACTAAACGTGTGCGCGCAGTGCCCTGAGTTTAGACAAAAAATTAACCAGTGTAAGAAATGCGGGTGCATAATGCCTATTAAAGTATTTTTTACAAAAGCCCAGTGCCCGATAGGGAAGTGGGGCCAAGAGGATATTTAGATGGCTATTGAGAAAGGTTTGTACGGGATGCCCGAGGGCATGGACGAGATGGTAGAAGGTATGGGCGAGCCAGATGCCATGGTTGGCATTGATGTCGTTACCGAAGGCGACCTACCCGTGATGGTAGAGCTGGAAGACGGCAGCGTTGAGATAAGTCTTGGGGAGGAGATTGAAGAGATAGACATGGCTCCCTTCGATGCGAACCTTGCTGACTATCTTGACGACCAACAACTCCAGTCTATCTCTGGTGATCTGTGCGAATCGGTTGAAGGTGACATGGCCGCGCGCCGTGACTGGGCTGATAGCTACGTGAAGGGTCTTGATGTCATCGGCTTTAACTACGAAGAGCGAGTGGAGCCTTGGGAAAACGCGTGTGGCGTGTACAGTAATATTTTGGCGGAGGCCGCTATCCGGTTCCAAGCTGAGGCCATGAGCGAGACGTTCCCCGCTGCCGGTCCTGTTAAGACTAAGATTCTTGGCGAGACTACTAAGGATAAAGAAGACGCAGCACTCCGTGTAAAAACGGATATGAATTACGAACTTACAGAGGTTATGGTAGAATACCGCCCCGAGCATGAGCGTATGCTGTATAGCCTTGGTTTGGCCGGTTCTGCCTTTAAGAAGGTCTACTTTGACCCGAATATAGGCCGCCAAACTGCACTTTATATCCCTGCTGAAGACGTTATTGTCCCCTACGGCGCTTCAAACATTGAATCTGCCGAACGTGTTACGCATGTAATGCGCAAGACAAAGAACGAAGTTATCAAGCTACAGGCCGCTGGGTTCTACAGAGAAGTAGAGCTAGGTGATCCAGTTTCCTTCTTTAGCGATATAGAAGAGGCAAAAGCGGAGCAGTCGGGCATATCCCTGACTTCAGACGACCGATACACAATACTTGAGGTGCACGCTGACCTGATTATTGACGGTATTGACGGTGCAGACGAAGAAGGTGACTCTGACGGGCTAACCATCGCAAAGCCTTATGTAGTAACGCTTGAGAAGGGTACGGGCGAAGTGCTGGCTATACGCCGCAACTGGAACCCTGACGATTCTTTGACGCTAAAGCGTCAACATTTCGTACACTATGTGTACGTCCCCGGTTTTGGATTTTATGGACTCGGACTCATTCACATTATTGGTGGCTACGCTAAAGCTGGCACTAGCCTTATCCGTCAGCTCGTGGACGCTGGAAGCCTATCCAATCTCCCCGGTGGTCTCAAATCTCGCGGACTACGAGTTAAGGGCGACGACACACCGATTGGTCCGGGTGAATTCCGTGATGTAGACGTGCCCTCTGGCAGCATCCGCGACAACATTATGCCGCTCCCGTACAAGGAGCCAAGCCAGACACTTCTTGCATTATTGAAGCAGATCACCGAAGAAGGCCGACGTTTAGGCGCAATCTCGGACATGAATATCTCTGACATGAGTGCTAACGCACCTGTCGGAACAACACTTGCTCTACTCGAACGTACCCTCAAACCAATGGCGGCGGTGCAATCCCGTGTCCATTACGCGATGAAGCAGGAGTTTAAACTCCTGAGAAAGATCATTGCTGAGTACGCCCCTGAAGAGTACATGTACGTGCCTGATCGTGGTGAACCTCGTGCTCGTCGAGCCGACTACGCCATGGTGGAAGTAATTCCCGTCAGCGATCCCAATAGCAGCACGATGGCCCAACGAGTGGTCCAGTACCAAACCGTGTTGCAAATGGCGCAGGCCACCCCACAAATCTACGACCTACCACAGCTTCATCGCCAGATGATCGAGGTCTTGGGTATCAAGAACGCCGACAAACTCGTGCCGACTGAAGATGATATGAAGCCTACTGACCCGGTAGCGGAAAACATGAACGCCCTAGTGGGAGACCCCATCAAAGCGTTTATGTACCAAGATCATCAGGCGCACATTGCTACTCACCAAGCCTTCATGCAAGACCCAATGGTCATGCAGACTATCGGGCAGAACCCCATGGCCAACCAGATCATGGCGTCA